GTGGTGTTACCCAATATCTTAGGGCTCCACTGCTCGGCTCAGTTGCATTAACTGGCTCCGCCACCACGACGTCTATCACGCGACGCTATGGTGACCCGGCGGGGGCGATGTCGCGCCAAACCGCCGGGATTGTTGTTACGGGACGCATCTTCAACAGTCCGGTTAACTGCTCCATCAGCTGTGGCCGTACTGTCTTCTGTTGGATCCGCGCGTTCTTGAGGTCGTTCGCTGACAATGACAAGGTCACCGTCAACAGCGACGACCCCAGGTTCGCTATTCTGGGGTAATCTCTCAGCAAATCGCGGGGGATTGAATATTGTTTCACACGTCGCACTGGCGAGCCAGGCCCGGAAAGCAACAATATCAAAGTCCGCGAGCTGAGCAGCAGCGACGTACTCCATCCAGTCCCGAGACTGGTTGGGGTATTGTCGCTGCTCATCCATTTCCACTCCCCAGATTCGCAAGTCGTTTTGGAAATCATTCGGATTAAGAGGAAAGAGTTCTAAAACACGCTTTACGAATTCACCCAGGATCGGAGTGTTCGAGTCAGTCAAACTAAAGGCAAAGGCTTTCTCCTGTATTTTCCTCTCCCGTGTAACCACGGGTGACAAAGACACAGTCAAATGAAACTTCGATAATTGTCGTTTCAGATCGCAAATCGAGTCGCGTTCTCCATACCAGACATTGGGCCCATATATCCTGGCCAAGAACGCGACCCCCGTGTCTCCACGGACGACCACACCAATCTTCAGCTTCTGACCCATCCAACTAGATGCTTTCACCGCTGACGCGGGGGACACATCAGCAGTGGCGCCATCATCTCCTCCATAAAGTCCCATACGGGACCAGGCATTCCTAGCCTCCAGGCCCATCAGCCTGAAAGCCAGGAAGAAGGTGAATGCGCTTAGAACCGTGTTGAATGCTGAAGTCTCCGCGGATCCTGACAAACGCTCAGACTCAGTCTGGTGGGTAAGTCCAAACTTAGTGCGAGCTCGCAAATGATGCTGCTTACCCATTAGCTGGAGCATGACTGGATGCAGCGTGCCAATGAAAGCACGACACATCACAATCTTTTCCAGCAAGCGAGCAACTTCATTCACGCGTCCATCCTGTCGCGAGAAATCTGACAACCCCATGTCAGTCTCAGCCAATTGTGCCATCGTCGCAATCCTAGTAGCAATATCAGCAGGAGATTTGCCAAAAGCATACCATTCTTGCACTTTAAGCACAAATTCAACAAACGCATACAAGTAAGCAGAATAGTCACGCTTGTCACATCCGTTAATTTGAGATATCATACGAGGGTCTGTGACTCGCCCGTATGCCTCCTTTTTAACGAATTGACTCGTAACATTCGTCGCACTCGCATGCTCAGCCCTATCCAGTATGGCACGTTGTGATGGTCTATCCTGATGGGCCCTAACGACCTCCATCTCAACTGGTATCAATCGCTTGGGTTCAGGAATCAACAACGCAGCAAACTCATGCATACACTTCATCAAGAAGAGGTTAACAGGTTTCGGCTCAGCCCGAACTGCCTGCACCCTCCTCTCAACCGATCGCGCATCGTTATTGTAACACTGGTCGGGTACAAACCCACCATCCAATAACGGTAACATGAATGCCACCATACCGGGTTTTGCATCATTATCAAGTTGCCTCCCTGCTGGCACGTATTGAAACCTCCGCACTGCATCAACCAAGCTAATCCTGCTGCCGCCTTTCAGCCCGGATCGATGATACTCCAAGAGAACCTCAGAGCCCACATGGTTTTGCAGTGAAGCGGGTCCGTGCCCATCCATCTTGCTCTTAATGGTCTGCAACTCCAACTTTCCAGTCATGGTCAACTTCGCGCTCTCAATGGCACCATCAACGTGGGCGGGTATCTTTGCAGCACTAAAGCTGCAAGCTTTACCAACACAAACCCACATTTGATCTGCCGAGTTCACGTAAAACCTGACATACTCACCGACCAAAGGTTTAAAACGAACGAGCTCTCGGCTTGCAAGCCTCCACAAGCCAATAAGAGCAGGTATCACGCCGACCCCGCAATAAAGCGGAACCAACATGATACACTGATGGTCCTCATCCATCTGTCGTCTTTCAACACCATAGCCGGCAAAACCAGTTGGCACTCCAAGGAAAGTACGCAGGACATGTAGGGAATCACCATCCCAGTCCCACAAATGGTGAACATAATGCCCCCCTCCTGTAACATGGTAATCAACCCTACCATCAGGAAGGAAGGTGTACTTATAGTCACCCATATCCTTGGCTGCAGACCCCGGAACAAACGTGTAAATCAGATGTGGTGCGAAATTATCAAATAATTCCACATCAAGATTATCAACATGATAATCCACATCAACCATTACACGCAGGAGGTCGTCACCAGTCACTTCTCGTCGAGCACTACTCATTAAATCCTTTAGCCAGAAATAACGGCGCGTGAACAAACGTCCACTACGCTCATCAGATCCTGACCCTTGCACAAAGAGTGGTCTTAGCCCGACGCCGGAAGCAACACGTTCAGCCAGCAGAGTTGCAGTCGACCGTAAGGCGGCACTCACACCGTGCGTATGGTTATCCACCGCACGCTGTGGCGCCACCTCGGCCTCTTGAAACTCCGATTTCAAAATGAGCGCCTTGCGACGCTCATCTTCCGTAACTTTACTCAACCAATCGTCAGCTACTTCAGAGACTTTCACTAACACATATTGGGAGAGGGCCCAACCAACAACTACAATAGAAGTGGCAATGAGCCCAGCTCGGCATATTGATCCAACTCTCAACATGTCGATG